GATAGGAAGACCAAGTTCCCGACGCTTCACATCGAAGTAAGCGGTAGGGGTCTGCTTATGAACCACGAAGATATCTTCTTCGGCAAGGAGTTTTGCAAGTGTTGATTTGTTTTTCATCATGTTTATAGAATACACTATGGAGTGTAGTTTGTCAACAAACGATGTGACCTATGGAGCATTTTTTTAAATATTTATACGAAGTGTGACATTTTTGCCACTACTATCACGCGATTTCAAGTAACAGGGATTTCTTCTTTACCTTCGTAGCTCTACGTTTCGCCATGTCTAGTTTTAACTTGCTTACTTGTTCTGTGAAGTTTGTGCCTTCCATATGGTCATACTCGTGTTGAAATATACGAGACTCTAGACCATGCATGGTCACCTGTATGTGTTCTCCTAATTCATCCTCGAAGTTACACAGGATACTCTCTGGTCTCTCCACCTTTAACCAAATGCCTGGCCAGGTAAGACACCCCTCATCCATCACAACCTTTTTCTTAGAGTACTCTGTGATAAAAGGATTGAAACAAGCAATAATCTCTCTCTTCTTTACATCAGAATACATTACAAACACACGTTCAGATATGCCCACCTGATTTGCAGAGAGTCCAACACCATTGTTGTCCTCCATACACTCAATCAACTCCTCTTTTATCTTATTTCTATCTAACTCTTTACTGCACAACCCAATCCTATCTTTTAGCATCGGGTCATCATTTGGCATTAGTTCTCTCATAATCTACTCCTTCACCAAAGTGGATAGATAAATTCATTATTTTTAGGTTTATGTTTAGGTTTTCTGAAGGTGCTTATAAAGAAACGCACTCTATAGATAAATTTTTTGATAGTCATCTTACAATCCATATTGATAATGTTTAAGTAAAACCTCTAGTTTATCCGTTGCATGAGCAATTATTTCTATCTGACTATCAATCGCTGCAGAGAGGTCTGGATGCTCACCTATCCCAACTGGATTATTTAGATATACTTCTATGTTTGATTTTGCCTTTTCTATCTCTGATTCGTATTGTAGTTTCAACGCTTTTAAAAACATGTTATGACTCCGATATATGACTAAAGTTTTTAATCTTCTCAAATTTAACTGTGCTGCGAAACTTGTCTGCGAGTGCGTCCTGTTTGTGACTAATCACAAATACATTCTCATCACCAAGTGTATTCAGTATCTTTAGGAACTCGTCTGTTCCCGTGCCGTCTAGAGAACTGTCAAAGATTTCATCCAGTATCAACAGGTTCGTGTTTGTGCTGTTCTTCATCTTTGCAACTGCTCTCCACGTAAAGAGTAATGCGAGGTCGATACGCATCTTCTCACCCTCAGAGAATGACGCATATGTAAACTCATCGCGATATCGTGACTTGATAGTTTCCTCAAAGTTCTCGTTAAGAGTAAAGTTCACATAAAACTCCATCGACGTTAGGTAAGTGTTGATGAGTTTGTTCATGATAGGAAGATACTGCTTGATAATCTTTGTCTTGATACCTGTGTCCTGTAGCATGTTACGAACCGCATCTGCATACGTCTGGTCCTCACGCAACTTACCTTTCTGGTCCTCTAGACCTTTCATCTTTTTCTTGAGACGCTTTAACTTATCATAGTCAGACTTACTCAGTTCCTCATCTGCGAGTTGTGCGATCTCTGCTGTCAGTGTAGAATTGAACTTTTCTAACTGTACGATAGACTGACCATTCTTAGCAATCTGCACTTCGTTCTCTCGCACCTTCTCTATGGTATCTTTGATGATTGTCTGTCTATCTTTAGTTTCAGTTATCTTATCATCTAACTCATCTAACGCTGTAGAGAACTTCTCCACCTCTTTCTCTTTAAGTGCAATCATTTCCTCAGAGTTATTCAAAGGTTGTTCACATGTGGGACAATCATCATTATCCTCAAAGAACTTTAACATCTTTGCATTTGAATTTTTCTTTTCACGTAAGGTAGATTTTAGATTGTTTAACTTGTTTATCGTTGTAACAACCCTATCCTTGTCTACGATATCAGACAACCACTTGTCTTTCTCCTCTTTTAACTTAGTGTTCTCAGCGTTACGAGAGAACACCTCTTCCTCGTTACTTGAAATAAGAGAGGTCTTCTCCTCTACAAGTTTCTCTTTATTTTGTTTTACTTCAGAGATATACTTTTCCTGTAGAGTAATCTTCTCTTGGTTCAATTTAACATTGTAGTCCATCTCTCGCATGTCTTCTGCAATAGTCTTCATTCTCTGTTTTACTAACATGTTCATAAGAGAAAAGATTTGGATATCAAGTATCTCCTCAACAACCTCTCTACGATGCCGTGCCTTTAATTGCATAAATGGAATGAACGTGGAACTACCAAGAATAACAACCTGAGTGAAACTGCGATAGTTCAATTTAAGTATCTGCTGCTCTAGATATTTCTGGTAGTCACGAACATTCGCATCCTGATTATACATCTTACCATTGATATAAATCTCAAACTTGTTTGGTTTAATACCACGAACAACCTTGACTTCTTTTTTTCCAATACGAAACTCAACCTCAACCTCACAGTTACCACCGTTTATAGAGTTGAGCAGTTGTGGTTTGTTGATGTTACGAAACGGTTTACCAAACAAACCAAAGCACAGTGCGTCAAGTATAGTAGACTTGCCCGCACCGTTCTCTCCAATAATCAGTGTGGTTGAACTTCTGTCTAACTGTATCTCTGTGAATTGATTACCTGTGGATAGGAAATTTCGCCAACGTACATATTTAAAATGAATCAAAGAAAAGCCTCCAATGTGCCTCTGTGTGCATTAACATTCTTTGTATTATACTCTGTCATATCACCATCAATGTAAGGCATCTCACCTAAACGTTTCCTACCCTCTGTTGTAGATTTGTCCCATACTAAATCACTATCTTTTGGATAATTTAAACTCCACTCTACATTTGACTTCTTGAGAAGTTTTCTTGATTTCTTATTTAGGGGAAGGATGTATCTAAACTGTTTACCATATATTTTACTTATACCTTTATGGTCAAGAAAATCTTGAGTTAACCAGTATATTCTTTCACCTTTTTTACCGACAAAGAATTCTGGTTCTCTCTCTAATTTAAATTGCACATTTTCATCACACAACCTTCTACTAGATCTAGGGTGTATCTTTTCACCCTTATCACTAATGTAAATCTGTGTCCAGATAAATCCACCATAAAGAAAATTTGCTGCCTGATACACATAGCCTGGTTTACCCATAATACCATCTGCCCATGTGTAAAGAAACTGCTTCTCAGGGGTATTCACTTTCATCCATTTTACCACAGCAGAAATCATCTGTGATTCTGGATATGAGTCTTCTGGAAATTTCTCCGACATACACATCTTACCAATTTCATAATAATCTTTTGATTCAAGACCGTCAAACAATTTTGCGATTGTTGCTTTTGGTTGTGTTCCCCACCCCAAAGTCAAAACACCAACGAGTTCACCATGCAGATGACATCCTAAAAAGTGTTTTGTAAGTTTAGGCATAATCTTAGAATAATGCAAAGATTGTATAAAGACCGTTGCTTGTGACCTAGAAATCTCTTTTATTTTAAAGTCATATTTCATTTTTTAGTTTTAAACTTAGCATCTTGTGGTATTTGTTTTGTTGTGAAAACTTTAGCAATATATTGCATGAATAATCTTTCACCTTTTAATCCCTTTTCCTGTGGATATAGACGTTCTTCATTCTCCATAAAAAATAAACACATTGTTGCAACATCCTCAAATGTTACTGCAATATCATTGTATAACAAAATCCTATCATCTGGAGATTTTTTCCCCTGTATAAGTTTAAACCTACTCATAATTCCAAATCCTGTGCCTCAGTGTATAGTGAGCGCATTGTGTTCTTGAGTCTGTCTTTACTCAACGTGACATCTAACTCATCTATATATTTCTCTAACAGAGTCATTGTGTCTTCTGAATTTTCAACAATGTCATCCGACACGTTCTCTGCATCTAGTTCAGAGAAGTCCTCTATAATCTTTACCTCGTGTGCGTCAGCCTGTAGAAGTTTGTCCACGAACTTATCGAACTGATAAAGGTCTTTCTTGTTCACCACAATAAC